TGCTTCAGGGTGCAAGCGTTCTCCAGTACTATCAGGTTCTGAAGGCGTGGCTCATGGTTCTCGAGTATGAACAGAAGCACAAGATGCGGTTTGATGTGGTTGTCCGTTGGCGCACCGATGCGCTGATAACCGAGAAGCTGGACCTGTCTGCCCTGTTTTCGACAGATGAACTGACGTGCCGTAGTCTGGGCTGTCCTCGGATTCGTGAGGCGTTGACACCCATTGGGGGGTCCATGGACAGAGTGGTTATCACTCTAGGCATGGAACAGACGTGGTTTGCAAAGCGCGATGTGTTTGCGTTGCTCGGACCCATGATGTACATGTACGGCGCATGGGATAATGGGTCAAAGTACGCCTTCAATTCCGAGACCTTCTTCCAGGCGTTCTGCGACATGAATCACATCACACACTGGGGATTCTGGGGAGACCCGCTGTTCAACGAGGCGCACCGCACTGTAGATGACGTGGTCTCAGACCCTCTTGTGTTTTCGCTTGTGCGTTAAGCGACGAGTTTTCCGCTTCTTCGGCAGGCAATTGTAGAACACCCCCCTGCTGTTCTTGCGGAAGTTGTAGACCTCGTAGCCAGGGTAGCATGTCTTTTTGGCGGCCTTCTTGGTTTGGGGCTGAGCGCGACGGGTACGGCGGCCGCCTTTCTTAGAAAGTGCGTCTAATAGTTGTTGTTGGACGCCTTCCACCTCCTCGGGCGAGAGGTCTTTTAATGCAACCATCAGCGGCTCGAGAACCGTCTTCACGCCGCTGGCATCACCTCGTCGTTTCGTTGCTATCAGTTCGCTAAGACGTTCATTGGGTGGTTCCATTTTCGAAACCATGTCCGCTGCAACCCAGTAGACACGGGGGTGTTCGGGGAGGACGCTCTGTAGCATTGATAAAGGCGGCGAGCGGCGAATGGTGTAGAACATGAACCCATACCCGTCATAGTATTGAACCCGTTTGTAACGCCACGATGCCTCGTATACGGCGCTCACTTGTTCGTTTATCGCCCACAGCCAGATAAAATCCACTCCCTGACCTTTAGCCCATGTCTTCAGATACTCTCCAAGTGCCCTTCCAACGCCTGTCGTTTCTTTGCGCGCACTCACCTTGTCAAGGTATACATACGTCCATTTACGTTCAGGCTTAGGTGCATGAGTGCGTATATCTGCAGTCATCCATCCCAGTATATTACCATCACCAGCCCTCGCCAGGAAATGGTATCGAGGATATTCGGATTGAGGACAACCATCCGCCCACGGTTGGACGCGTATGTCAAACTTACTGGAATCGATGGTCTTGGCAAGTTTGCCGATTTCGGCTGACTGGGTTTTACAGTTATATACGCTAATGCTCACCTCCATTACTTGTGACGACGACGAGTTTTGCGGTGGCGGCGTTTGGACTTCTTGGTCTTGCGACGGCGACCTGCGCTAGGCGCACCAGTTTTACCAGTTATCTCCCTAGCATGAACGGTAAGAGTCGGCTTCGTTGTCTCGGTGTACAAGCCATACTTATCCTGCTCTCGCATCTTATATGGCTTGTCGGGCGTCACGATATACACGGGTGGAAGGGGTTTGATTTCAGTTATTTTCCCCATGAGACCCTTCTCACCAAGAGGACCAGTAAACGTAATCGCGTCGCCAACCGAATATTCACTCATTTATTCATACGCTCCGAATGAATTCCCAGTGCAGGTAGTCGCATATCTTCTGCCAAATGTGGTCGTGCGCGATTAACCGGTCCCGGGACTTGAGCAACGGAAAGTAGACCTTGTACTCATCCAAATCCAGCAGCTCAAAGAACTTATACAAAATGTAGCTGTAGCTCAGGAAGTTCGTGCGGTCGTTGGGGCAATACAGCAGAAACGGCGCCTGAATCTCTTGGAACATGGCCCGAATCTTCTCCTCAATCTCGGGCGTGATGGTCGGCGGTGGATTGCCGTTCAAGCGCGACAGAATGTGGGCCGCGTGCTCGTAGTACTTGGACCTCCCCAGCTTCTTCAGAATCTCGCGAATCTCCTTCTCCGTCAGGTCGGCAATATTGTCGATGCGACGCTTGCGGATTTCCAGCACCACCTCGTTCATCACCTCTTCGGGAATCATCGTGGACTCCTTGGCTTGAAACTGGTTCAGGATTTCGTTCAAATGGTTAATCTTCTTGTACGCGTAATTGTTCCGCTCCTTCGGCGGGTCACGGAACGACTGGAAGTCCGAGACCACGAGCGAGTATTCCTCGGACCCACACTTCGGACATACCAGAATGCCCTCGGAACTGATTTCCTCACGCGCCACGTTGCATTGGGCACAGTGTTCCGTCTGCAGCTGCGTCATTTCGGGTGTCGCACCCAGCTTCATGCGGGCTGCGTACTCGTCAAACATCTGCTTCCTCGTGGACCCCGTGTCTGTGGATGCCGCTGTCGCAAAGTACTTCAAGAACGTATGCGCATCCTTAGGGGCAACCGTTGTCGCTGACGTGCCTCCCGAGTCGCGGTTGTAGTAGCCCATCAGGATGTCCATGTTCTTCAGATAGTACTCCTGCACAGGGTCGGCTTGCACAGCCTCGGCTTCCAGCTCCTTGACACGGGCTTCCCATTGCGAACACTGGATGACGTCTCCAATCTCGTTGGACCCATGAACTGCTCCAATCTTCTCCCGTAACCCAGCTAATTCCGCATCCGCATCTGCCTTGGACTGGGTTTCCCGAAGTCCCTGGACAATATCTTGGTGAACCGAATCGAGCGTCCCGATGGACGCCGATCCCGTTTCCCGTGTCCGCCTCACCTTGAATACATCCATGGTGTCTATTGTGGCTGTTTATGTAGATGCCTTCGGGGCCTTCAGCGCATCCGTCACTTCCTGCATGAAGGCGGGGTTCTGGCAAATCTGCGGCCTCTGCTTACGAACCGCGGCTAGCAACGTCGGAAAGTCCAATCCAAAGTTTTTGCACATGAAGTAGAGAAGCAAGAAGGCAGACCGGTTGATGCCCGCTTGGCAGTGGACAAAGACAACGGCATTCGGGGCTCGCAGGAAGGTGCGCATTGCAGTTTCAAATGCAGGGTACCAGTCCAGAATCTTCACTTGTATGGAGTCGTGAGCGTCTAGTTGGGCGTAGCGACTGGGGTACGCCCGCCGAAACCACGCAGGAGAGTTGTCGCTGTATGCGCAGTTAATGACGTGGGTCACGCGATTGGTGTTGACAAAGAACGGGGTCAACGATGCGCCCGCTCCCAAGCAGATGTTGGGATAGACCCATGCAGGAGTGCTCATTGCTTATTCACTCCCAAGCCTCTTAAATCCCCACGCTACCGAGGAACACGGACAACAGATGGGCAATCACAACCGCGGCACCGCCGAGAACGCCGGCGCCCTGCCACGACACCACGCCGCCACTGGTGTACATGGACGGCAGGTACTGGAGGAGCATGTTGCGCGGCGTCGACAGGGAAATGATGGCTGCAGCCACAAAAAAGCAGAAGTACAGCTTCAGGTTGCGGAACATGAATCCCATCTGAGGGAGGGTCGGCTTGAAGGACGGAATCATTGAGCCCTGTGTCGTCTGCTCAGTTGACGGCATGGGAATCAGCGGCGGCGCAGACTGATTGCCTTGCGGCGAAGGAAGCAGAGCATCCAAGGAGGTCGAGTCGCTGTCCATTGTTTATACTGAAGGCATCTTTTCACACGCCGCATCTTCCACGCGGTAGCGATAGCACTTGCCGTTCACCCGATTCGTCTTGGTTCGTATCTCCTCCAGCGGCAATGCCAGAATGTAGTGGGTCACAAAGTCGCGGTGAAACAGCAGCGCTGCCAACCCCAGACCAACGATGAAGGAGAAGAACGGCTTGGCCCGTTCAATTGCGGAGGTGATGTTCAGCATTCCCTTACTTCTTAAGCGAGGCCAAAAGATTGAAGGAGTCTGTCTCGGACGTGCATGGAACTTCCGTGGCCTCCACACGGACGCAGCCCGTATCTGTGTGGTACACCAGCTTCTCATCCATCGGGTCGGGTACCTTGGAGACCGTACGACGAGGCGGAATGACGACGGACGACAGCAACAATCCAAGCGTAACGCCCGCCGCGAACCAGATACCGTCAAGCTGAAACAACATTGTTTACTCCCCAGACGAATTTGAGCGGAGGTCGCCCTCAATCTGGCTGTCCACGAAGAACCACAGCGCGAACTGGATGCAAAAGGACCACACGGGAGCCAAGGCGGCAATGAACGCCATAATGTACTTTGTAAGCCCAATCTGGGCAAACAGTCCTGCGAACAATGCGAACCACTGCCCATACTCTCCAAAGTTCGCCTTGGTTGCCGTCTTCCAGCTAAGGCCCATCTTGCCCATATGATCCCACGACTTGTACGCCCACACAATCATCAGCACCCAGAAGACACCGACCGCGAGCCAGAACTGAATCCTCCCTGCCGCCAAGGCCGCGGCCCAACTCAGCTCTCCCGGCTTCTTCAGAAACAGACCCCATGCACTCAGTTTGCCCAAGATGATAATGTCTTCCATTCCGAACTCCTTGGATTGAAACCCCTCTGGGTCAATATACTTGACGACCAGCTTGGGGGGTTTGAGTTTGATAGCGGCTGTCGTATCCTCGTCCTCCACAACCGCATTTGCGTCCTTCAGGTCAGCAAACAGGGACTTCATTGGATATTCAACGTAGCCGTAGAAAATCTGAGGCTTGATGTACTTGATGCAGTTCACATTCTGGGACCCGAAAGAGAAGACTGCGGATACGATACGCAAGCCCCGAGTGTCTGCGGTGGGAAACGAGTACGAAGGCGCACGCGGGATTGTCGACAGGGGTATCTGGACGACCCCAGTGTTGCCGATGTTGGCATCCACGTCTCGCCTTGTTGGTCTAGGGGTTACCTTCACGGGAGGAGGGTTGCTCATATTGTTAAGAAGCAAACACAAGATTAGCCAACCCGCTCACGACACGCAAGTAGTTGTAGGACTCTACATATGCATTGACGGTGTAGGTATAGGCAAAGATAACCGTCGCATTGTTCGTGTTCTGAACGATGGTCAAGACCTGGTCGGCCGTATACAAGGAAAGCTGACCTGGAGGAATAACAACTGGATTCGTGCTCAGTGCCGTTGACTTCAGTACGCACACGGTTGTGGTGGTGGGCGCCGGAAGTGTCGCGATAATCACAGTTCCCGGAGGCACGGTCTGCGAGGGCGTAACCGTATATGTGGTTCCGTTCACCACTGCGGTGATGGTGGTCCCTGGAGTCACACCTACTCCCGACAGAATAGCGCCAACCACGAACGGACCGCCCGCCGTCAGGGTCAGCGTGGTCCCCGAGATACCGCCCACACCTGCAAACTGGAAGGTCTGATTTGAAGCGGGCAGGGGCTGCTGCAGTGTCAACCGCAGAATAGCCTTGTTGATTTTGCTTCCGTTGGCGGCTCCTGACGGCTGATACTCGTTGTTGTTCAGGGCAAAGGAGTACATGTACACACCTGGAAGCCGGTAGGGGGTCGTGCCGCTCGCAAAGCGGTAGGTTTCCAGCAGCGAGTAGTACTTGGTCGGCTTGACCTGAAGGCGCTCGTTGCCGTCGAACAATAGGGTGCCGTCAACCACAATGTCCTTAGGGAACACGGACGTCACCTGCTGCTGCCCCGACGCGTACAAGCTGGTCGCTATATCCGACGTATTTGCACTCCACGGCGCCCGATTGGGGTCTGGCCAGTTCGTGTAGTTGTCCCATGCATTGGTCGCAATGCTATCGGACCGCCTTGCGACCCATGTAACGCGCGTCGCCAAGTTCCGCATGGGAAGAAGCAGGTCCGTGTTCGGACCGTATTGCCCTTCCGACCCCACAAAGCTGATTTCCTTCAGCATGTAGCTCTGGTCAGCAACCGCGAGCTGCTCCATCTCCTGTTCGCTCAGGTAAAAGAAGTTGCACTCCAGATACGGGTCGGGGTTGAAGTTCGTGACGCCCGCATTCGTGGGGGACCCGTTCGGCAGTGTCGGTGTCAAGAACAGACTCAACGGATACGACCCCGTTGGACGGATACGCTGTCCGTAGGTCGGAGATGTGGGAACAACGTCAATCACCGTGTACAGATAGTTCAGGGGACGGAGCGTGACATTGATGTACACCTCCGTGTTCTGAAGCGACACCAGCGGCAGCGCAGAGCCCACGGATTCGCAGAACCAGAAATGTAAAGGCACCACCAGCTGACGAGAGCGAATGGACGGCTCAGGAATGGTCGCGCCTGGGAAAATCAAGGTTCCGTTTGGAGCGTAGGCAGGGGTGGCATACGAGACTGCGTGAGGATACTGTCCTTGGCGGTCAAATGCATTCGCGGGGTCGTACATCTCAGGGACATTGCCCACCATCTGGTTGACGGTGAGCTGTTTGGTTCCATTGAACGTCAAGTGCGAGTACAACTTCAACCACTCGCCAGGAATCGTCTGAATAACCTGTCCGTTCATCGTGATGTCTATGGTGTCAATCAGATTGTAGCCAATGTTCTGAATCCACTGAAACTCGTAGCCAACGGCTGTGCACCGAGCATCGTAGCCAGTAGGCGGAGCCACTGTGATGGGAACCAGTGGAGACCAGATGTCGGGAAGCGTCAAGACCACGTAGCAGTCGTTCAGCAGCTGGGCGTAGCGGTCAATGCGAGCCGACAGCTTGCGTGACTGAGCCACGTCAAAGTTGAGGTTGGACGATGAAAAGTCCACACGAATATGCTCCATGGCAAAGTTCGTGTGGCGCTTGTAGGTGCTGCGAAAGTGGGTCATGGACGGGTTGCCGTTAATCAACTCGTTCTGAGCCCCGACGCCCACTAACTGGAGAAGCGCACCAGGCATTTGTAGTTAAGGAACATCATTGTTTAATAGAGTGCGCCGCCACCCTGTGAGCAGCAGTGGGACGTAGTGGTCTCGCCCAGCTGAGAACACGTGTTGTTTCCGCGACATGCGGCGGCCACGGTCAGTTGGTGCCGCGACGCGTTATTCGCCTTCAGACTCAGGTACGTAGACGGAATCTTGTTCTTGCCGAATGGCGGTTCGGTTGTGTATGTCTTGGCAATCACTTGGCGCTTGACCTGTGTCAGGTAATCTTGGGCAGAGTTGACCTGCATATCCTATTTATACAGAGCGGAGAGAATTACACAATGCGCTTCGTATTGGTCAGCACGCACGTGGACCAGACCACTGGATACGCCAAGGTAGCCTACAACCTCCTCCGTCAGCTGTCGTCGGTGTCTCCAAAGGTCAAGACGTTCCACTTTGGATTCCAGCGCCATCCCGACCGCAAGAATGTTCGCAAGCTCCCCGACGGAATCGTTGGGTATGACGCCGCCTCCAACGAGGACCCGCGTGAGGAGGGTTTCGGGTTCAACAAGATTGCGGAGTATGTGGAGATGGTACGCCCTGACGTGGTCATGATTTACAATGACCCGCTCATCATCTGCAAGTTCATCGAGGCAATGAAGTACGACAAGTCCACCTCGCCCTTCAAGCTGTGGCTTTACGTGGACCAGGTCTACACGGGCATTGCCCAACCGCTGGTGGACACCATGAACAAGAGTGCCGACCGCAT